AAAAATACGCCAAGGCTTCTGAAAACATGATGAGTACCACAGCTGGTATGGAACGTGTTATTTCTGCACGTGGTGCTGCGTTAGCCGGTGCACTTACAAAGCCTATTATGGAAGCAAAGAACCCTATATTTGGTGCAGTATCTAAATGGGTTAGTGATAAAAGCACAGAAGCTGAATTTACGAAAGTTGGAGAAGCTGTTAGCAAGTCTTTTGACAGCATTACAACCGCTTTTGGAAAAGAATTTAAATCAACCGACTTCACTAATGGTGCTAATCAGTTCATGGACGGCTTGGCCAAAGATACAGAACGCTTTGGTACTTATATTGCAGCACACGCGAATGATATAACCAACTTCTTTAAAATGACTAAGGAATTAGGTGGTGCTGGTTTTGGAGTCATGGGTTCCACACTAAAAATAGCACTGCCCTTGTTAGAAGAACTTGGAGAATTTGCAGAAAAGCACCCCCAACAGTTTAAAGTTATGGCTGCTTCAATTATTGGTGTTGATCTAGCTTTTAAAGGTGTTGTGGGGACTGTTAAATTAGTGAACAGTACACTCAATACCTTTAATACTATCAAAGATGGTATTAAGTGGGCTACCAATGTATTTGGTATCAAATCTGAAACAAAAGCTTTGCAAGAGCAAAACGCCGTTTTGATGGAAAACAATGCCTTGTCTTCTGGTGGTGGATCAATTGGAAAAATCGGTAAAGGTGTTTCTGCCGCTGAAACGGTAGCTGGAGATGTTGCTAGTGTTGGCAGTCGTGCTTCAGGAGCAGGCGGTGCATTAGCAAAAGATGCTGGAATGCTATCAAAGCTGAAAAGCTTGACCGGTGCTGGTAAAGTTGCTGTTGGTGCTACTGGTTTATTGAGTGTTTTAGGTGCTTCCACAGACCTGATAGGGATTAACTCAAAAAACGCAGGTGGTAAAGTTGGCTCATTCGGTGGTAACTTAGCCGGTGGTGCAGCCGGTGCAGCGATCGGAACGGCGATATTACCTGGTATCGGAACTGCTATTGGTGCAGGGATTGGTTCGATAGGTGGCGATAAAATTGGTGAAATGCTCGGTAAAAGCATTCAAAAAGGACTATCCAAAACAAAGCTTAAAGTCCCTGAAATTAGCAGTAAGTCATCATACGACAAGTTAAATCAAGCGGCTAAAAAGTATTACAGCGACAAGCAAAAGCAAGATACTGCTGATATTAAGTTGCTCTATAAAAATGGCGATTTAACCAAAGCTGAATATGAAAAGCGTTTAGCCGCTATTCAAAAAGAGGGTAGTCAAGCCACAAAGATTGAGAAATTAAGCCAGTCAGATAGAACTGCGCTCACGAAGTATTATGCACAGCAACGTGCTGCACTTGAAACTAAATGGAACAAGCAAAAAGAGTCTGACGGTGCAAAATGGGACAAAAAGATTGCGCAAGACGCTGCTAAGTATGGTGAAAATTCTGTTCAAGTCCAACGTGACTACAAGAAAAAAGAGCAAGCGTTAGCCGAAGACGACCGCAAGAAAAAGTCAGCAATCAACAAATTGACAGTTAAGGACGCAACGAAAACTACGGTAGCCGAAGCTAAGTTACACACAACCCTATCTGGTAAAATTCAACTTGCTTCTAACAAGCAAACTGAAATATTGTCAAAATTGACTAAGGATAAAGGAAAGTTAAGCAACAAACAACTTCAAGATGCTGTTAACGACGCTCAAAAAGAATATAAGCAAACGGTGTCACTTGCAGATAAAAAGCGCGACGGTATTTTCAAAGCAGCGTTAAAGCAATACGACCAAGTAACAAAGGCTGCTGAACGTCAAAGAAAAGAGGTTATCAAAGCAGCCGATGACCAATATGATGATACCGTAAAGGCAGCAAACAACCAGTACAAAGGAAATTCAAAGTGGGCTGAAGAGCAACGTAAAGCAGTAATTGATAAGGCTAAAGACCAAAAAGATAAGGCTACTAAATCTGCTTGGGATCAATATAACGGTGTTGTTGATAAGGCACAAAAGCAACAAAATGATACTGATAATGCTGCCAGAACGCAACACGACAAGACAATAGCTCACGCTAATGACCAAAAGAGCCAAATTGTTAGTGCTGCTAAAGACCAGTCTCATGGTGTGGTGAGTCATGCGGTTAATCAGGCTAACAGTTCAATGGAAGCATCATCAAAGCAAGGCGGTGGCTTGCAAGGTATTTGGGACGGAATCGCAAAGTTCTTTAACAGCTTGACTAAGCCGTTTGGTGTCAAGGGCATTAGCACTGATGGTCAAAAGTACAACTATCAAGCTATGGCTATGCCTGCTTATTCAGTAGGTACAGGGTTCAACAGAGCCAGCCGTGCATTGGTAGGTGAAGCCGGCGTTGAAGCAAGGTACCAACCTTATTCTGGAAAGATTGATTTTCTAGGTACTAACGGTGCTCAAGTTGTGAATTTGAATCCAGGCGATCAGATATTGAACGCTAAAGATACTGCTAAATTGTTTAGCGGTGGTTTAGGCAAGACAATGCCCGGTTACGCAAAAGGTACGACTGACATAACGTCCTTCATTAGTTCAATCGCAAAGGGTGCTTCAAACGTTTGGGACGATGTTTCTGACGCTGCTAAGGACGCTTTGGATAAAATAACCGACCCAGTCAAGACATTAGAGGGCATTGCTGAAAAGGCATTTAACATCAATTCAATTAGTGGTGTTGGTGATGTTGGTCACAGTGTTTCAAAAGGTATGGTTGACAGTAGTATTAAAGGTATCGCTGATTTTCTAAGTAAGATGATTAGTAGCGCTAAGAAGTCAAGCAGTGACGGCGGAGGTGGTAAAGGCGCACCATCTGGTTCCGGTGTCACACGTTGGACTGACCAAGTTAAAGACGCTTTGAAAGCCAACGGACTAAGCACCAGTTCTGATATGGTCAATAAAGTTCTCCGTCAGATTCAAACGGAATCAGGTGGTAATGAAAAGGCTGTTCAGGGCAACATTGGTGATGTTAACAATGCATCGGGTGACTTGGCTAAAGGTTTGATGCAAACCATATCGTCTACATTCAATGCCAATAAGTTCCCTGGTCATGGAAATATCTTTAATGGATATGACAATCTACTTGCTGCTTTAAATTATGCAAAAAAGACTTATGGATCATCATTGAGCTATTTGGGTCAAGGACATGGTTATGCTAACGGTGGTATTGCAACAGTGCCATCAATATTCGGTGAAGATGGACCAGAGATTGCTATTCCGTTGTCACAATCAAAACAGCCTAGAGCACAAGAGTTACTTTCAGAAGCCACACAGAGAATTAATGGTACACCAGTAACAACTGACAATTCAAAGGTTGAAGCGTTGCTTACACAGAATAATCAACTGATGAATACGTTAAGTTCGTTAGTCGGTGCCATTCTGGGTGAAACTCAAAAGGCTCATGAACCATTGTCAACAAACGCTCTGAATAACGTGGCTAGAACGTTACAAAATCGACAAAATAGATTAGCTAATTAAACAAAAGAACTCGCCATTGAAACGCACAATACCACTATGGGGCGGGTTTTAGAAGGGAGATATCAATGTTTAAATTGACAAACGCCAGAGGTGAGACGGTTGATATTAACACACCTAGTTTGCGTTCGTATACGCCGACAGGACTTGGATTACAAATCACCAATTCATATAGTCCGTACGAAACTTATTTTATTCCAACTAAGTCAGTGCTTAGTCAAGGCATCATGCAGGTTTATATGAAATTTGGTGACATTGAAAGTCAATCGTATCAATCGTTTTCTGATTTTGCACAATTTTTGGCTTATCAACCTTATACTTTGGAATATGATTTTGATGACAATACTTATTATCGTAACGCACGTTTGCAATCATTAACCAAGACTGAAATAGGTGGTAGCACGATTGATGCCTTTGATAGGTTAAACGAAATATTCACTCTAGAATTCATCAACAACTGGTATAACAACAAGACAGCGGAATACAAGAGTTATGATCCTGACCCTAATTTAGGACAATACGCCAAAATATATAGCTATACCTATCAACCTTATTATGTCTATCAAGAAAGTAGTCGACCATCAAATGAAAAAGTCATGTCGCTTAATAATAAGTCACAATATTTTGGACTACAAAGTGGCTCGCCTAGTATTATTACAGTCAAGGGACCGTGTTCAGTTAATCCAACTTGGACGGTTGTTCAAAAAGGAAATGTGGTAGCGACTGATGGTTTTGTGTTGACACTAACAGATAATCAAAAGTTAGTCGTGAGTTCTTATCCAGAAGACCAGTACGCTAGGCTATATAATCCTGATGGTAGTTACGTTGATGTGTCCCAATTACAGGACTATACTAAGACTAACTTTGTGCAAATTCCAGAGGGTGAATCAACTGTATTGTTCTATTTAGATGCCGATTCTGATGTAAATATCACGTTCAAAGAAGAGAGGTTACTGGTATGAGTTTATCTTTACAAGCAACTATCTTTAAGGGCACTGATTTAACGATTAGAGGGACTTATCCATTGTTAACTTATGACTTACAGATGGATAATTTGAGTAACGCTACGTCTACTTTTGTTATAGCTGATAATGGCACAAGTTTGTTAGGCGATTACATTGCAATTGAAATAGCCAACACTAAAACACTCCTATATTACGGACAATTAACAGCAGTGGATATGGCTGGAGATACCAATCAGAATACCTTAACGGCTTGTTATATTTGGAATGTTCTAAATGGTGAAATTGTGGTTGGCAATAAGTCAGGGACAAGCTATGAAACGCATATCATCAATCTATTAAAGGGCTATATTAACTCAACAGCTACAACCAATATTTTAGGACGTTCAATCACTAACTCAACTAATACAGCGTTTGCAGTCACTAGTTCTGATGGCAACAACACCAGTAATTTTATTGATTATTTGATTCGCGGTTTCAAGCTACACAATGTGGTACTAACAGTTAAGGATATTGCAAAGGGGACATCAAACGGTGTGCCTTTTTATTATCCAGAAATTGACATTCATCAAGTGACTGATACGTGGAATTTTAAGAATAATAAATATGATTTTACGGGTTGGACCGTTTCTGATAGTCGTGGGTTGCGTGGCTATAACAATGAGTTGTGGATCGTGGATAAAGCTTCTACCAATATGGAAGCACCGTCAATCATTGCCCGCTATTGGCTACAAACAGATGGGACAGTAGTTAAATCGTTAAATTCAAATGTTGTGCAACCAACACAAGTACATGTGTATTTGTACGATAAAACAGCAACTGACAACCCAACCAATGACTCAATTGCTCAAACTGAATTATCAGGTAACAGCTATAGCCACAACATTCAATTTTCAATGCCGATTGATAACAATTTTATGCCTTTAGACAAGGTTAAGTTGGGGCTTCAATCAAATATTTATTACAATCAAACATCTTATAAGTCAGTTTTATCAGCTTATTCATTGAACAGTGATAGTGATACAATTTCACTCACATTTGGTAATTTGCGCTTTGGTAAGGCTGACTTATTTGGTACTGATAATTAAGGAGGAACTATGGCAATCACAATGTATCAATCAGACCGTAACACGGTCAGTCCGGCTAATGATGCAAGTTTATACACCGCCATCACGAACGGGCAATCAGTTATTTTACCCAGAGGGAATAACTTTAATATCACAGTTAATGGTTTGGTAGCAACTATAGGAACTGGTCAAGCAATTATTCAAGGGCGGTTAATCGAAATTACACAACCCGAAACTTTGACTTTACCTGCTAATTCAAGTGGTTATATTGCCATTGTCGTTGATTTAACAAAAACAAACGATGTTTCAGGCAGTGCGGGAACACCAAGCTATTCTGTGAAAGTCAATCAGGTTTATTTAGCAGCAGTCACAGGGACTTTAACGCAAGATGATTTGAATAATGGTGGCTTTGTTAATGAAATGGCGATTGCTAAATTCACAACGACCACGACAACAGCAACTACTACTGTACAACAAAACCTGATGTTCGATACAGGTTGGCAAAGTCTGCCATTAGCAAGTGGTAATAGTTTTGTGGCGAGTGACAGTTATGCTCAATTCCGCCTGCTCAATAATGTTGTTTACGTCAGGATTAAAGGACTTAACGTTTCAAAGTCAACTAATGGTAACCAAGTGGGCACGCTAACGCCACTATTCTCTCCTGACGTCCCTATGTATGTCGCTGCTCATACTTACTCCTCATCTGCTGTTAATATTGTTGGTTTAAATGTTCAGGCAAGCGGATTTATGTTTGTGGACTTCACAGGTTCAAATACTCGTGGGAACTTTAACGCGAACTTTAATTATCCTTTGGAATAGGAGGAGCATAGATGAATAAAAACGTAACAACCGCTTATGAGCAGCCAGTTAATGATGATGGTAATGTTCTGGTAGCAGATTTTACAGCACAAAAGACAAATGACGTTGTGCAGAGCATTACGGTGTCGGTCAACACGATACCTGGCTATCAAACGAATAAAGAAAAGGTTATTACTGCCTTTGATGAATTCCTAAAAATTATTCAATCAGAAAATGTTCAAACACCTGATGAAACAGTGCCGATTGTAAGTGAATCAGATGCCAATAGCACTAGCGATTCAACTTCTGATAGCATGTCAGCGTTGAGTCAATGAAAGGAGGTGCGTAAATGATATGAGTGCTGAACATATTTTAATACTAATAGGAGAGATTGGTGTCACTGTGGGGCTGTTTTATGGATTGTTCAATTATTTATTCAAGAACTCATTCAATGAGGCTATTGACCCTTTGAAGAATGCTGTAAACGCTTTATCTGACAATGTAGCTAATCAGACTAAAATATTAGAAAAAAGTTTGCAACAGATTGAAGACATTGAAAGAGAAGTAAACGGTCACGAAACAAGGCTGCAACTTTTAGAACATGAAAGGATGGACAAATGAATAATTTAAAACGATGGGTGATTGCTTCTATTGGAGCAGTTGCCTTTTTAGTTGCCACGATTTCAGGTGTATCAGCCAATACAAATGGTATTGACGTTGCCAGTTATCAAGGCACAACCACAAGCTATTTCAGCCAGTTTAAGAGCTATGGTGATAATTTCACCATGGTTAAGCTAGGTGGACGAGGCGGTGGTGAGGGTAGTCATTATGTGAACCCTAAAGCCTACGCCCAAATTCATAACGCTGATGCCGTAGGTATGCAAACAGGTGGTTATTTCTGGGGGCAGTTTGGTGATTCAGTTAGTGAAGCGAGTTATCACGCACAACTAGCTGTACAAGACGCACAGAACGCTGGATTAGCTAAGGGTAGCTACATCGCATTGGATTATGAAGCAGGCGCTGGTGCTAACAAGGCTAACAACACTACGGCTATTTTGACGTTCATGGATCAGATTTACGCTGCTGGTTACAAACCAATGTTTTATAGCTACACAAGCTACGTCAATTCATACGTTGATTTAACCCGTATCAATGCACGTTATCCAAATGCTTTGTGGTTAGCTTGGTACTTAACCACCGCACATCAAGCAACACCACCTATGCAATACTTCCCAAACTATTCCAACGTGAAGATTTGGCAGTATGCAGATAATCACTACGGTGTTGACGGTAACGTTATGGTGGTTGGTTCATTGGATAATGATAAGCCAGCCGAACAAACAGCTTCAAAGCCATCACAGTCAACTAACACACCAAGTACACCCGAAAAGACACGTTATGCAACCTTTAGCGGTGTCTACGTGGCTGATTACTGGACTAAGTACAATAACAAAATGTACGGTGTCAACATTGATATGAGTATTCCAGTGATTGATTACAACAACTATATTCCTATCTCAGCCTTAACTTTGACTGACCGATACGGTAATAAGTTGAAAAATCAATACATTCAAGGCAACAACGGACGTATGGAATACTTCACTTTGACTGGCAAGTACAAGGTCATTTCACAGACGGCAACGACCATCAATGTTGAAATTGGTGGTGAGCCAGTGTCAATGATGAAGTCGTTTGCAACAATCAAATAAGGAGATCACATGCAAGTAAATAGTATTTCAGATGTTATTATCGCAATCGCTTTGGCAGCTATTCCAATCATTGGTGGTTGGATTGGTAAAGTCATTACTGGTAATAGCAAAGCTACAACGTTGATTAACGTTCTATCACCACTGGCAAAGGCTGCAATCGTAGCTATGCAAAAGTTAGGTGTGACACAATACCTAAATGGCGAAGCCAAGAAGTTAGGTGCCGTTGATATCGTTAAAAAAGCGCTATTAACATTAGGACTTTCAAATGCAAATGAAACAATAATCAAGAACGCTATTGAAAAAGAATACGCTACATTGATTAATGAACTGAATCAGACGTACCCACAGATGACGGCTGAACAAGCTAAAGCGCAAGAAGCAGCAGCACAACAAGCTAGTGAAGTAGCTAAGGCTGATGAATTAGCCAAAGCACAACAGGCATTAGCTGACGCACAAGCAAAGGTTAACGCCTTACAAAATTGAATATAATAAAGCCCGCCCGACTTGATTATTTCTGGTTGGGCGGTTTTTTATTGCCAATATATTTGTGGTGTGATACTCTTAGATTAAAATTATACATTTGGAGAAAATTATGAATTGGGCTGTATTGTTGATGATTTTGGAAGGTGCATCTTATGTTGCAACCATAATCGGTGTTGTTGGTGTTTTTTTAGCGATTGGTTCGTATAGAGATAGTCAAAAATTAAAAACAAAAAAGGAATTAGCTGAGATAGAAAATGCCAAAAACAAAAGAGTTCAAAATTCGATTGATGTACTGCGCAGTTTTGCAACAAACATTATTCCTGGAATTAGCGAACAAGAGAGCAGTTGGCCAAGTGTTTTTGTAGAGATGAAAAAACAGGTAGTTGATCAGGCTAATGAAAAGTTTAGAAAAAGAGGAATTTCTAAGAAAATTACGGAAAAGGAATTGCCCGATGATTTAATTAAAAAGCTAACTACCAATGCTAAAATGAGCACGGGTATGCCTGATACTTTTAATAATTTAGAACAACTTTCAATTTATATGAACTACGGGATGGTAGAAGATGACTTAGCATATCCAATAATTCATAATGTTTTTTTGAACTTTGTAGATCGTAACGGTGATGTTCTTGATGTTCTGCAAAGTGAGGAGGCTCCTTTTGCTAATATTCATAAATTGCATAACGATTGGAAAAAAAGGAATAAAATCGATTCAATTGACAAACAGAAAAAACAGTTAGATAATGAAAAGAAGAAGTTAGAAAATGAGTCATAAGGAGAAATAATCATGGTGACACAAGTTTTTGACGAAATATCTGCAGCGATTACAGAATCTATTATTAAACAAGCAAAGGAAAGCAATGAAAAAATTTTTTCCCAGGAATTAGTAAAGGCATCCAACGGATCACGTCCGATGGCGACATTAAAAAGGAAGCCTAAACTAGGTTGAAAAGGCCTGCATTTAGGCTTTTTTATTTGCCCCAAACCCGCACAAGTGATACTATTAAATAGCCCAACAGCCAAGATAAGTCTGAATCGCTTTCAATACAAAATGCGTAGTTGTTGGGTTTTTTATTTGCATTAGTATGTGAATAATTGTACAATGTAGATAAATGCAATAGCATTTTCCCCAACAGCACACCAGTGCATTTATATTCTGTAACCTTTGAAGACAAATATACCTGTTGGGGTTTTTATTTGCTTTCAAAAAGTAAGAGTGACACTATTAAATAGCCCAACAACATCATGATGAGTTACTTCCAATTTCGAATCT